ACGCTAGATATAGCTGATATATTAGATAATTTTGCTGACAAGGATTTACAAGGTGGTGGGGATGGGGCTAGCTCTTTTAATCCAGGACTTGCAGCTATAGATGGGTTTACAGATTGTGAGACAGGCGACAGCGGCATGCTACGCTTTGACAGCTACATACCTCCCGTTAACTGGACTAGTATAGAAGAACCTCCCTCACAAGACTTATGGGAACTAGGGTATTATTGGACAACTACAAGTCCAGCTTCAGCTTCTGACGCTTCTCCGACAGGAGCTGCTGATGCTGCTATTTCTGCCGTACAGGCAGCATTTCCTCTGCCCTACCCCACGGGATATGGAGATGCTTATAGAGATGCGGCAATAGTTCCATCAGGCTCTAATTATAACTTTACGTGGTATCAAGGACCCGGGTCAGCCCCAAATACAGTTACTATAACAAGACAGACATGCAGTTCTTCCGGTACATCACTATGCCCTACAACACGTCCTTATAATTATGCATGGGAAGCTGACTACTATCAATTGTTAGAACAAACTGATGGCTCTTATTCTGGTAATCAGTATGATCCAATGGTGCCAGATTCTGCTAGACAACCATCCAGTTCAGCTTATATGTGTTTTGATGGAGGAACGAGAGCTGCTGTAATGGCTAAAGGAGCAGGAGACACTAGCTTATTGTATGAAATAGACCCTACAACACAAGCACCATTAGCTGGTACACAAATACATATATACGATGGGAAGAAACAACTGAAGGGATACGCTGATATTTCAAAACTCTCACAATACACCCCATAATAAAAAGGCCTCAATTAAGAGGCCTTTAGTTTATTTAGCTCTGCGCTTATACACATCATTATTCTTAATTGGTGGACTTCCATACTGCAATGGCAGTGGTTTAACTCTCCTATAACTTGGCACAAGTCCTATTTCTTGCACATCATTAGGGTGTGCTAGTTGATGCCGCTTTATTTTAGCAGCCTTATTTTTTGCTGCTTTATTGCTAGACTTATAAAACATATTTATAGCTTTAGTCTTAGTTGATTTTTTCTTAGCCATCAGTTTACCCCTAATTTAGTTTGTCTATTAATTTCAAAGCATCTTTTCTCTCTAACACCGTCCTTTGCTTTATTATATTATTTTTTATCTCAGGTGTCAATGATTTTAACGATTTAAAATAACGTGCTCTTGCATCGTATAATTTATTAACCTGTGTTTCTATACTATCATCTTCAACAATACCGGCCTTAGAAAATATCCCGTCTCTCCATCTACCGCTTTGATTAACAGTACTGTAGATGGCCGACTGAAGCCCCAAATCATATATAGCCCACCCTCTAGCTTTAGCCCAATTATATGCGTCAACATAACCGTTAGGCTTATTGGCTAAATAATTGAACTGACTAGTCTCAAACCCATCTGGGTCATTACTAGCTAGCTCTCTCCATTTGTTTTTGAACTCCTGGCTATTTATTTTTAATGTTTTTAGTGCTCTAGTATACTTATCATCTGTCTGTAAATAAGCTTGTAATGTTCCTAATTTACTTTCTAGTTGATAGCTTCCATAACTAGTACCTCCTGGGTCACCCCAGGCCTCCCCGTTAGAGATATACCCAGGCCCACCATTACTAGTTTCATATTTACGAGTTAACTGACCTACTTTTTTATCTACGAACATTATACACTCTCCTCTACTCTAGTTAAAATTAACTGTATTAATATGTATTATAACATAACAACAAAAATTATGCAAATGTTATTGACATTTATACACGTAGGTATTATAATAACAATAACAAATGTGTTAAGGAGAAAGTCATGAACTGTGTCGTATTTAAATGGAAGGTTGGTAGAGCTAAAAGACAACTAACAGTGCCTTACGCAGAGGCTAGAGATGTTGCTATACATCTCTCTGAAGAGCTTCTTCTTGACAAAATCACCTGCTTGTCCTACACTACGATTATAAATGGTGAGATTGTGACAAATGAAATAGATTATTTTAATGATATATTATAAGGAGCACTTATGAGAAAGAAATTAATAATACCTAGCTGTTTAATGGAGCAAGTTAATATTGTTGCAAGTTCTAGTGAACAAAACAAAGAAATACTACAAGTGGTGCTTAATTTATTGTTAGAAGAGTCGCATAGACCTACTGGTGGCACATATACAAGAGAATGGGTGATTGGGGAACACAAGCTTACATTAAACTATAGGGGATTGATATGACTAATCGCAAGCAACTAGATGACCTACTTGACTTATTAATTACATATAGCTCAGACAAAATGCAAGGGCTTGGGTATGAGGGCTCTAAAGTGGTTAGGCTTACATATAAAATTATGTTACAGGCCGGAGTTGATTTAAACAGTTGCTTTGGATTACTCGTTAATGAGGCTGACGACTATTTAAAAAGCGATCAATTTAAGAAGCATTGTGAAATATGCTGCATAGACCCCGCACTAATGACACATATATTAGTTAATATGGATGATATGTTAGAAACAATCGATGAGTATGATCAACCATTTGATTGGTTTTTACAATGAAAGCTATAGGTAATAGTGCCGTTTGTCCCAAATGTGGCGGTGGACATAAGTCAAAACCATATTGTTTATATGAGAATGGGTGGTACTGTTTCAGCTGCGGCTATACTAAAGCCTCTGATAGGAGCTTTGTACCCGCTAGAAACATACATATAGACAACCCAAGCTTACCGCCATGTACTAATAATCCCAGTGGTTTTAGTGTGTTTGCTAAGAAATGGCTAGCACAATATTACATAACAGAGGCACACATAAGACAATACATATATTATTGTGAGGACGATTCGTTAATATATCCAGTGATTGAGGACGGTGTTGTCACTATGTATCAACGTAGATGGATTAATACCAGTGGACGTAAAATAACGACACAGGGAGCAAAACTCCCCACACTTATTGAAAATAATAACAGCGATTTAGTTGTGTTGTGCGAGGACTATATATCTGCTATAAGACTGGCTGACCAATACAATGTTGTATGTTTGTGGGGAACAAAAACATCTTATGACTACATAAGAGAACTGTATAAAAAATATAATAAATGTCTAGTGTGGCTAGACAATGACGAGAGTAAAGAAACTAATAGTGGACAAGAATCAGCTAAAATAATTTGCAATATGTGTGAGAGTGTGCTACAGTATAGGAATAGAAGAAGATTTACACATAATCAAACTGTAACTAATATTGTTACAGACAAAGACCCAAAGTGTTACAGCAACACTGAAATTAGGAGTATTATCGATGACACCTCTAAGCAATCAAGACATACTCGCGGAGCTTGACCGCCTTGTTGTTGGACACCAAGAAGCAAAGAAGACACTAATAACAATGGTGTCGCGTAGTAAACTACGCTGGTATCAACAGCGTATTAAGCAAATGGATAATGAATTCTTAGTGGCTCCTATGAAAGTGTTGTTAGTGGGGGCTAGTGGGTCAGGCAAAACTCATTTGATTGAGAGCTTACAGAGCATAGACCCATTCCCCCTTATACGACTTGATGCAACAAACTTAAATCCATCTGGCGCATCTGGCGGCATTAAGGCCGAAGACTTAAAGAAGATGATTAATGCACAAGCAATGCAGATGTGTATAGATTTCCCATACACATACGACACCCCACAAGACGCAATAAATAGAACTGTTATATTTATAGACGAGATAGATAAGCTAGGACGAAGCTTTGAATCCTCTGGTAATTGGAATAAGCACGTACAAAGTAATTTTTTAACAATACTGGATAACAAAGAGGATTTCGCAGGAGTTAGTTTTGTATTAGCAGGGGCTTTTGGTGATATAACGGAGAAAGTTGCCAAGCCTAAAGACTTAGGATTTACACATCAAAAATATGAGCCTAAGCAAGACTTAATTGATGTACGTATATTACGAAGTGGACTAATCCCGGAGATTGTGGGAAGAATAACAGCCATATGTGAATTAGATGTATTTGAGAAGAAAGACTTTTTGTATATACTAAAAGAGAAAATACTGCCAAAGAAACGTTTAGACATGGCAGCATACGGAATATTTGATATTGATGTTAAGGATGAAGAGCTTGAAAAGATTGCTGCAGATGCGGCTAACAGTGGACAAGGTGTTAGATATTTACACAGAATTATTGATAAGATTTTTCTTGCTAAAGAGTTTGAGGTTGATGTAGATAGAATGATGTATTTAGAATTTATGGGAGGACTAGAATAATGATATTAATTACAGCGTATATTATAACAGCAACTAGTATTATTAATACATTGTGCATGATTAGACTATTATTTAAGCATAGAAAACCCGGAGAACATAATGGATAATAACGAATTAATTGTTACACTCACTAAAGAACTGTATAGCTTAAAAAGTAAACTAGAGGAAATTTATAAACAAGCTGATGATGTATATAATAGCACAATACAAACCCCTCCAGTTATAGAAAAGATTAGGCACAATGCTATCAATATCATGAATATAATAGATACAGACGATGTATAAGGGGGCTAGATGAACATTGAATTAAAAATATTAAAAGAAGAATTTTATAAGACGCACGAACTTCCTAAATATGCAACAGATGGGTCGGCAGGGATTGACCTTATAGCAACAGAAGACTACGTAATTAAGCCCCAAGAATCTGTTAAAATACCGACAGGGATTGCTATGCACATAGGCTCGTCTAAGTGTATGCATAATTACATGGGGGTTATTGTTCCTCGTAGCGGCCTAGGAACTAAGGGGCTTGTGCTAGCTAACACCCTAGGAATTATAGATGAAGACTATCAAGGGGAAATAATAATACAAGCTTGGAATAGGAAGAGCTTATTTAACCAATTTTCTATTGATAGAAAGGGTTTATTTAACCAAGTTATTGTAGATAATTCAACAAATCCAGTGAACAACTTTGTGCACGATATAAGATATAATAGAGAGGGCTGCATTGAAATACACCGAGGTGATCGCATCGCCCAGTTGATAATTGTTCCTATAGAGAAAGCTTTATTTAGTGTTGTAGAGGAATTTTCATCTAGTACAGAGAGAGGAACTGGCGGATTTGGCCACACAGGAGACTAATAGCATGGCAAAACAAAAGAAAGTGGTTACACACGACGATATTACATTAGAAGCATCTTTGCTTAATGCGTTAGCCACTAAACGTAATTATGAACAGTTTATTACACACATAGACATTAAAAGACTAATACCAGCAACACAAGAATTATTAAAAGACTATGAGAGATATTACACTACATATGACTCAGATATTGCTTGGGATGTGTTTTATACAGACTTTGTACACAACTGGCATGCTAAAGATTTAGACGAGCTTGACGTAGCTTATTATAGAGACACAGTGTTTCCTCTTATTCGCAATTCGCGAATTGAGAATGTCTTTACACAATTATTGCAAAAAGAAGCTTCCGAGAAGATAAAGGCGTACATAGAAAAAGGAGATACAAACGCTGTTAAGGAAATATTAGCAGAGCTTGAAGAGAACCTATCTGCACATGAGGGACAAGGCGATAGCAGGGTGTTTGAGCCTACAGACGTTGATTTAACAAAGCTTGATACGTCAGGTGGTGTTGAATGGTTCCTGCCAAAGCTACAGGCCGGGCTAGGTAGTTTGATGGGAGGGCAGTTTGTTGTTGTAGCTGCCGACTCAGACACTGGTAAGAGTGCTTTTTGTATTTCACAAGCTGTACACGCTTTAAAAAACATGCAATCAATATTCTATTGTAGTTCTGAGGATACGCAAGAGGACTTAATGGGTAGGGTGTTGAGTAATTTATATAAAGATAATCTACCTAACGGGTTTGAGGATGTTGCACGTAAGCAAGGAGCAATAAGAGCAACATACACAAGAGACTATCCCAAAGGATTGTTTCGTGCTATGCAAATAAAAAGTATTAACGATGTATGGGAAATAGAGAAACGTATTGACAAATACAAACCAAGGCTTATAATTATAGATATGATTGATAAATTGTCGGCCTCAGATACAACGCAAGACTTAACACCTCTTTATCAGAGAATACGAGGATGGGCTAATAGCGGCTACCCTATAATAGGAACCACACAAAGCGGTAACACCTCCTATCAAGATAAAGAGACAGGTGAGTATAAGAAGCGTAGACATCTAACTGATAAAGATATGGCTAATAGTAAGAGCGGTAAGCAGGGTGCAGCCTATTGTAGCATTATGATCGGGGTTGATCCAGATGTTAAAAACATACGTTACGTTGATACAACTAAAAAGAAAAGAGGTAAGCATGTAAGTGTTACATGTACAATAGACGATATACATAGTTTGTATAAGGAATTATTATGACAGGTATGAGTTTTAAAACACTAAAAGAACTGCAAGAATACATTAATAGCGTAAAACCACTAAATGCCCAATGGTTTTATTGTGAAGAGATTAAAAGCGATATTGCTTATTCTCCGTGGGAGTCAACAGTAGATAGGGACGGGGTTGGGGTATATAAACACCAAATAACAGGGCGCACTATTGTTAAGTTAGGTTGTTTTAAACCGGAAGGTTACAAGTACCCTTTTTACACACCAGAGGAGTGAAATAGAGATGAAATGTCTTGCTATTGACTGGGAGACCAGTATTGGTACTACAAGTCACGGGGCATCATTTAGAGACCCAACTAATGACATATACACACAAATCTGGGCTACACACCCGGAGTATGTCAGTGTTGTACACTCAAATAAAGGGTTTAGCCGTACGTTATATGATAAGCTGGCAGAAGAGCTATTTTATGCCGATGTATTAGTTGGTCATAACCTATCTTTTGATTTATGCTATGTATGGAACACAAAGGACGTTAAGAACTATTTACTGCGCGGTGGTAAAGTGTGGTGTACGCAGTATGCTGAGTATATACTGACAGGACAACAACACACCACAGCATCATTGGCAGAGCTACAGCTTAAATATTTAGGTGAGGTTGAAAAACCCTCGCGCATTACGTCTTTATTTAAACGCGGAATAGGTGCAGATAGGATTGTACAAGCAAGTAATAGGTGTCCTAGACTGTGGGCATTATATAATGAATATTGTAAAACTGACGGTAGCACTCCATTAAAGATATTTAAGGCACAATACAGTAAGGCAAAAGCAACTGGTATGCTAGCTATTGTAGAGCTGTACAATGACTATTTATTGTCTTTAATTAATATGACATGTACAGGGGTTAAAGTGGATTTGGTTAAAACCGAACAAACCATAAGAGAATACACCCTTACGCATTTAGAGTATTTAGAACAAGCTCAGAATATAATAAAAGAGGTTTGGACAGACCCACGACTGCCTCCATTTAATATAAATAGTGTTGACCACAAAAGTGCGGCTCTATTTGGAGGTAAAATAGCCATAAATGAGAATTTAGAGGTTGGAACATACAAAAACGGCAAACCAAAATTTAAAAAGACTCCGACGTTTGTTTCTGTTGAGGGATTCGGCATCAACCCATGCGTTAGCATACCCAGCAAGAAAGAGGGCGTATACAGCACTGACGGGGCTGTAATGGCAGCCATTGAAAAAAGTACCAAAAACATCAAAATAAAGCAGTATTGCTCGTTACAAAAGAAGGCTAGGATGTACGAGAAGGCATCAAAGACATATTTACAGGCTTTTATTGATAAAAGTGTTGATGGCATGCTCTATCCTAACTATAATAATACAATAACACCAACTGGGAGGATTACAAGCTCAGAACCTAACCTACAGAATCTCCCTGCTAAGTCTGAAACAGCAGCAGATGTTGAGGGATGTCTTGTAGCCCCAGAGGGATGGGTTTGTGTATCCGCTGATTTTAGCCAACTAGAAAAATGGACTCAGTGTCTTGTTAGTGGCGACAGGGTGCTACAAGCAAAATTAGAGAGTGGTGCTTGTCTACATTGCGTGACACTAGCAGCAATGGAAGGCCTTGATTATGAGTGGGTTTATAACAAAGCTAAGATTGAGCAAGACCCGGTTTGGGATGCTAAACGCAGTAAAATAAAGCCTGTAGGGTTTTTGATGGATTATGGGGGGATGCCCCAGAGAGTTGCAGAGGAAACAGGAATACCGTTGGAAGATGTAGAAGAGATATATAGAGTGGACAAAGAAACCTACCCAGATAAACATAGGTTTTTCGAGGAAACTTTGCCCAATATTGTAGATGGTAGCAAGGTTATTAGCCGCGAGGTTGATATTGCCAGAAGCAAAAAGAAAGGAAAAGACGGTAGCAGATTTATAAATGGGATTGAATTATTACCTATATTTGACAATGATGGTAATGTGTCCTATACTGATACTGATGTTAGACAAGTGGGGTATTGGCAAACTAACTACGGTAAGAAGTATCACTTTACCGATAATGGTAGGCTAAGCAAGTTTGGGCTGAAGCGTGGATTTAGCAAGCCTAAGTTTAAAAACTACCCTAATCAGGGCGGTGGGGCTGACATACAAGCAGCAACAACGGCCGAACTGTTAAGAGCTTGTCTGACAAAGCAGGATAAGATTAAGATGTTAATGGAAATTCACGACAGTAAGCGGTTTTATGTACGCGAGGATGTACTAGAGTCTGTACTAATGTGGATTAAGAAAACAGTAGAAGATGTACCAGCAATATTTATGCGTAGGTTTGGCGTTGTAATACCATTTAAGTTCCCTATTGAATTTGAAGTGGGAGATGATTTTGGTAACATGAAGGCTTATAAACTAGGAGAGAGCAATGCAAAAAGCAATTAAAGTGGTTGAAGTTGTTAGTGGTAACAAAGGGCGTATCGACCTAATACATACAAATGTGGATGGGTCTACATACAAGCAGGGTGTTAATGACAAAGTGGGTACATTAGCCACTAAGCTTGACACCGATTCATTAACAGTGTTAAAAGGCTTATCTGCTGGTTCTATTGCCACTATTACGCTAACCAAAGAAGGCAACTTCTGGAATTTAACGAAAGTGGAGAACGGCTCTGTTGCAGCTGCGCCTAAGCCTGCCTTTCAAAAGAAAGAATGGAGCAAAGCACCCGCTGAAGGTCGTTTAAGCGACATACAAAAGGGTGAAGGGCAACAACGTGGTAATGTACTGACAAATGCCGTACAACTAGTTGTCGGTGCTGGCAATGTTAATTTAGCTACAGCTACAAAAACTGTCGAGAAAATAGCTCGTGAATTACTAGCTGTTAGTAAGAGACTAGAGAATGACCACCCAGAAGCAGTTGTTAATCAAGAACAACAACATGCTCAGGCTGTTTCTGATGATGAGTTCTTTGGATAAGGAGCCATATTATGGCACATTACTACAAGGCGGATGGTAGTAGCTGTCATAAGGTTGTCGCCAAAAACGGCAACCTACGTGACACAACTATTGCAGATGCGCGTAAGCTGGCGCTGTTCCCCAGCGTTTCTACAGTTAAAGAAGTGGGGGTTGGGTATAATCTTGTTGCATGGATGTTAAATCTATTGCTTGACACGGTTGTAGAAACCCCCTTTAACCAATATGATTATGAGTCAATAGAAGAATATAAGAAGCAAGCTCTTAGACTATATAATAATAAAAGAGAAGGTCCTCAAAGAAGAGGTACGGAGATACACGATAAGCTAGAGCAGTATTACAGTAAGGGTGTTATTTGTCCCAAAGATGAGCAATATATTGTACCAGTGATAAAGGAAATAGAAGATAAGTTTCCGGGGGTTAAGTGGGTTAGTGAGAAGTCGTTTGCATGCGCTGAATTTGGCTTTGGCGGATGTGTGGATTTACATAGTGAAGAGGGCATTGTCCTAGACTTTAAGACAAAGGACAAAGAAAAGCTCGATAAAACAATGCAGTATGATGACCACAAGATGCAGCTTGCGGCCTATCAAGTGGGGCTTGCCCTACCAGAAGACACAAAGCGATATAATTTGTTTTGTAGCACTAATGTAAACACCCCCGGCAAGTCTTTGTTGATAGAGGCTAAAGAATTTGACAAGCCTTGGGAAATGTTCTACACTCTACTTAAATACTGGCAAATAAAGAATAACTATGTTCCGGGAGGATGTAATGATTGACATGATTAGGGGGGTTTTTATTGCTATAGGTGCTCTTGCATTATTTACGGCCGTTGGTATTGCTGTATGTATGATTGTACCAACTATTATGTACTTACTAGGAGTTGATTATGTGTAATCGTGTATTACCTAATTTCCGCGAATGGGCTGACCACTTACTAGATAGGGTTGAAGTTGCTGAGGCATTGGAGCAAGCATATCAACAAGGCTGGTATGCGGGTTATCATGATGGAACGGAACACGGGTGGAGTGACATACTTGAAGAAGACAAAGATTGGCAAAAAGAGAACCAGGGCTAGAATAGAAAAGGATGGTAAGTGGTATACACCTCGTGGTGTTGAGCTTACTAGAAACTTAAACACACAAACAGAAGCAGAACACATGAGTGCGGTGCGTAGTGCTCTAAGACAAGCATCTCGTTATTGGAAGCCAGCGGCAGCAGCCTTAAAGGAAGCTAGCCGCCCTTATGTAGGAAGCTGTAAGCGTACAAAGACACAATATCAATGTAATACATGTAAAGAGTGGTTTGTTAGGGCGAAGGTGGAAGTTAATCATATTGTTGCCTGCGGCTCATTACGTTGTTATGCTGATGTACCCGACTTTTTAACAAGGCTATTTTGTGAACAAATCGATATGTACGAAGTGTTATGCAAAGAGTGTCATAAAATAGAAACCAACTCTCAACGAGGGAGAATATGATGCACTACTATGGCGATGACTGGCCTTACTGGAATGACTTATATAAGGCTGAGTCTTTTATTGCTGACTATGTGTATAAGCATAGCTGGTGCAGAGCTGTACTGAAAGAAAAATATGGCACCCTGAGATATGGATGGGTGTTTCCACCAAAAGGAGGCTTTTATACACGAAAATATGCGTGTATTCGTGTTCCTTTCTTGTGGACACACTACGACAAAGAAAAAAGACAATTTAAGTGGGTGTTTGACAAAAGTCGTATTCTAGGCTATCCTATTTGGAGATGGGGCGATTCGTGGCTTTATAAGAAATGGGAGAATTATGGGTGGCGAACATTAGAAAAAGCTATTGATATATCCGTGCAAAAATGGCCTCAATGCGCCGATGAAATAGCAAATGATTTCAAATGGAGGAAAAAATGAGTTCTAAACCTGATTTTGAACAATGGGCTAAAGAATTAGTGATTATGGCTGATAAAGGACTACGCAATAACATAGAATCTGCTTTAGAAAGTGCTTATAATATGGGGGTAGAGGGTAGAGCTAGCTCTGAGGTGGTTAATGAAGAGAATACAGATGCTGTCAAAGAAGTTATAGCTAATCTTAAAAGAGAATTCCCTAATGGATGGAGAGAAGAATGAGTGTAATTTTTAGAGAACCTACTGTTGATAAGTATATTGTTCTGACACTACGCGCAGAGAGTGACGGCGATGGTGGTTTTATATACACCTTATACTATGACGATGTGGCCGTTGTTTACTTGAGTGATTCTACGGGTGGAATAATACCATTAAAAATAGAAACATCTCCTAAATGGGGGGATGCTGATGTACGTTATTTAGTAGAGAGAGGCGTATCCTTAATTAAAGAACTTCATCCGCGGGGAGGAAAGGACGATTATGAGTGGAGTATAATTCTTGGGGATGACGCATGAAGCATTTACTAATACCTGACTACATTATATCTAATGATGGCCAGATATACTCAACAAAGACTAATAAGTGGAAAGAACATAAAGATGAATTAGAATCAATAGGAATTTATTTATGAAACTTCAAGTGGGTGATTTAGTTTATATAAACCTTTATGACTTTGATGAAGATTATATTGAACATAAAGATTGGATAAGATATCACGGTAAACAAGGAAGATTATTAGAAAGGTTTAATAATACTCTTTGGTTATTACAATTTGAGGACCCTAAAGGCATTAGAGGATTTTTTGAAAGATATTTTGAGAAGCCTAGCCAACTACTGTTGGAGCATCTACCTACCCATAACTTCATAGAACTAGCTATTAAGGAGAGTATTTATGGAGTGACGCAGGCCAATATAAGTTCTATTAAGATGGGTAAAACATGGAGGCATGTAAAGTGAAAAATAAGCCAAGAATATTATTTTACGATATTGAAACAGCACCACTTAAAGCGTGGGTGTGGAGTACTGGTAAACAGTATATTAACCATAAACAATTAGTTAAAGAGCATTCAAGGTATGGCATTATATGTATAACGTATTGTTGGAATGATAATAAGCCAGCGCAGTGTATAGACTGGGGGTACGAGGAACAAGACACCAGCAGAGTTGTACAGCAATTTGACGAGGTTATAAAAACAGCAGAGTTCACTATTGGCAAAAACAGTGATAGGTTTGATACTAAGATGATAAATGCTGCTAGAATGTTTGCGGGATTACCCGGACTACCTCAGTGGACTAAATACACTGATGACTTAGAGAGGCAGATGCGTAGATATTTTAGAATGCCTTCACAATCACTAGATTATATATCAGGTCAACTAGGTCTTGGTGGAAAGATAAAGATGGAAATGCAAGACTGGATTGATATTGTTGAGCGCAATCCTAATGGTGAAAGAAGCCTAGCTAAAATGATAAAGTATGGTAAGAAGGATGTAGTAGACACTCGTGCTTTGTGGTTTAAGCTAGCAGAGCACTTTGATAGTAAGTGGAACCAAGCAGCCTATCAAAGCATAGAGCTAAGTTGTAAGCATATGGACTGTGGTAGTGAGAATCTTAAGAAGAACGGTACGAGAATGGCTGGTAAGATTAAATACCAAGAGTATGTATGTGTGGATTGTGGTAGATATGCGGGAAGAACAACATTATCAAAAATACTTAGTAAGGAGGGTAAAATAATATGAGTCACTACGATGATATTGAGAGTGAGGGCGTTCTTAATCCAGAATATTTTCGTCAATTAGAGAGAGAGGAGCAGCAAGAGCGTGCTCGGCGTATGCTTGCTACTAAGGATGATCCAGTTAATCACCCAAAGCACTACACTAGTCCGCTAACCCTACTAATTCTAGAAAAAATAAAGGAGAAGCCCCTCGAAGATATTCTAAAGTTTTTATATGAACAGTAAGCGTACTAGTGAAGATAAAAAATACTGTGGGCGCTGCAAAACATGGGTTTTTAAAGAGAATTTTGCTAAGCATAAAGGTACAAGAGATGGGTTACAGCATCGCTGTACTATGTGCCGCAGTATACACCACCAAAATACTAAGCATAATAGGGTGCGCAAAGTAAGAACCTATGAAGAGAGAAGAGAAGCTCTTATAAACTCTTATGGGATTACCGTAGAACAGTTTAATAAGATGCTAAACGAGCAGAATTTTTGCTGTGGAATATGCTTTAGTTCAAATTGGGGTAAAGAGTCACCTCTAATTGATCACGATCATAAAACTGGTGAGGTTAGGGGTCTATTGTGCAATTCGTGTAATCGCGCGCTAGGGATGTTTAAAGATAGCTCTAAAGTTCTTCTAAGCGCCTATAAATACTTAAGGAGATTTGAAAAATGACAGCCGAGTATGACAATGTAAACAGGCCGCAGCACTACCTGCAAGATAAGTCTGGTGTGGAGCCTATTATTATAACCCAGCACATGAGCTTTTGTTTAGGAAATGTTATCAAATATGTAATGCGGGCAAAGTATAAGGGAGCCGAGTTACAAGACCTTAAGAAAGCACAATATTACCTAAACAAAGAAATAGAGAGGCTAGAAAATGACTAAAAATATAATAGGACTCGTTACAAAATCTACAGCTAAGAAAGGGGTTACATATGGCGAGGTGTTACAGAAGCATTTGGAAAGTCTATCAGAAGATGAAAGGGCTCTTGAGGTTGATTTTATTGTCATTGGTGGTTGTGTTAGCGATGATGTTTTTTTCTCTCTACCTATTGGTAATAGTATTACACAAGCTTTGGGTACGTTAGAAGTTATTAAATCAAGCATATTAATGCCCCCGTTTGATGACTACGAGGACTAATTATCATGTTAAGCAATCCCTGTTTCTTTAACACGAGAACGTACACATGTTAAAGAAACGCAAAAACGTTAACATGTCATTAATGTAACAAAAGTGAAAAGACTGTTGAATTCTTTGCATAGCTTGTCTATAGTGTAAATAAGAAAGGGAGGAAATAGAAATGAAACAACTTAAGAAAGATGTTACATACACATTCGAGGTGTCGCAACAAGAGCTAGATGATATTGTTACGGCATTAAAGGCTCTTGGTGATTCCGATATAAGCATTGCGCTTGATAGCAGAGTTGTTGATTTATTAGACGACATTAGATATAGAGAGGCATACTAAAATGACTAGACTACTAATGAATAGAAGCGGAAGGGTTGAGACTGAAACTGAGTGGAGACGTGTTGTAGACCAACTTTGGAATACAATACACAAGGATAAGGGAGATGTTGCAGCATTCCCTAAGCCCGCAGATGCTTGGGAACGTTTTGTTAAAACGCAAAGACTAGAAGAGGTGGAAAATGAAAGCTCTAATTCTTACAATATTGACGGTGTGTTTTAGCACTGGGTATGCAATGCGCTGTGGAACTTCTGTTATTACAGATGGTGATACAGTGGAAAAAATGATTAGCCTATGCGGAGACGCAGATATTTACGGCCAGTCATATGTATACAAGAATAAAGACTCTGACGGTATGACGTATATTATACATGCTAGTGCTTCGGGGATTATAGACAACATATCATTCACTAAGGGGTTTTAATTTGCGCAGATTATCAAGACTGATTACATACACACTGATATTTTTTGTATCTCTGTCACTAAGCATACTATTATCATTAGCTTTTTTGCCCGATACCTCGACAGATACATCCAATACTAATAAACTGCCTAGCAAGGTTTATTTAGGTATGGCGGGTGTTCCTGTTTTAGATCAAGGGCAACACGGTAGCTGTGTCGTCTTTGCAGTTACGGCTGCGTTAGATGCTGCTATGGGAGCTAATGACTACATAAGCCAGTTATGCTTATTACAACTAGGCAATTATTTACAAACGCGAGCCTATTCATTATCCGGGTGGCAAGGTACGTATGCAAAGTTGATTTTGTCTAGAATAACTACTTTTGGGGTGATTAATAAAGACATTCAGCGCAAAGCTGGATGTGGTGGGTACACTGAATATAGTCAGTACGAATACTTCCCTGACACATACATGTCAGTGGAGGATTACAGAAAGTATTCCGAGCCTGTAATAAGTGAAGACCCTATATATAAAGGCAATATTTATTGGTATAGCATTGTAGAGGGAAATACCACCGCACACAAAGGAGTTTCTGGAGATGGTTTACTAGCCGAAACAAAGCAAGCATTGTATAACGGAGACAGGGTTTTAGTGGCTGTTAATATAGTGGATCCTAGTTCCTCAGAGGCTGGTGCTTATGGCAGTTATAGGCATCATAATGATACGTGGATTATGCGCGACGACACCCTACTAAAATTTACTACGGGGGATGCAGCAGGGCACGAGATGATTGTTATAGGGTATGATGACAATGCAATAGTTTACGACTCGTATAATATTAAACACACCGGCCTATTAAGGCTTCGTAATTCATGGGGAACTCAAGCCGGAGATAACGGAGATTATTATATGTCGTACACTTATTACAAGCTGTTTGCAGCTGATGGTATTGTTATAAGTAAGATTAAATAAATATTTACATATTTGTTACACTAAAGCCCTTGTTAAAGGGCTTTTTTACGTCTATAATAAACATAAGAGAAGAGAAAGGAGCAGCGAACATGAGTGTATACGGAGAAAAAAGAAAAGGATTGAGAGCTGACAACAGCGCAATAAAACAAGCCTTAAACAAATACAGAGAGCAATTTGCTAGAGAAGAAAATGCTAGACGAAGAGAACTGAAAGGAGAATTAAATGACAAATAGTGTTATAGATTGGGTGGCTTACAGCCTAGAAAGCCCCTATGATGTTGTAGCTACGAGCACAAAGCTTGAAGACTTACTAGACTTATACAGCAACAGCTACGGGATTTGCAGCTATGATAATTACCGAGCAATGTTGTTGGAGGAGGCACTAAATGACACATCTAACTAAAGAAGAAGAGTATAGCCTCGCTAAGACAGGGGGCACGGAGGCAAGAAATAAATTAGTGTTAAATCAAATGCCTTACATATATAAGCAAGCTATTAAGAAGGGAAATAGTCCGGAGGTTATAGAAGAGCTTGTACAAATAGCAACTCTTGCCCTAACGCAAGCAGCACATCGATATGACCCCGACTACGGCATTAGGTTTTTTACATGGGCTAAGTTTGTTATACATGGAGCAATGACTGCATTTTTCAATGGGAATGGCTCCGCAGATATACGTTATAGAGCAACAAAAGAATGTGATTTTGATTTTGATAGTCTGTCCACCAAGGGCTTTGTGGATGCAATAGAACAAGATGAAATTATAGCTAGGCTTAGACCAGCCTTAGCGGATTTAACAGAAGACGAGAACATAATCATGAATACGTTTTTACACGATGAAGCCCAAACAGGCGGACTTGTAGCAAAGCTAGCCAAGGAGCTAGGCCTTAAGAAAGGCGGACTTAACGCTAGGCGTAGAAAAATAGTTAAGAAAATTGCTATACAAGCTGGACTTATTTAATACAAGAGCTATACTATAAATAAGAGGAGACGCTCTTGGAGACAGAAATGACTAAATATATATTTTGGGCTGGCAGTGTGCAAGGACTCGATATTTCTGTAGAGGTGTATGCCCATAGTTTTAGAGAAGCTAAAAATAAAGTTATAAAATACATATCGTTAAACAAAGAAGGCCAGCATCCTATAAAGGATGTTAAGCCTAACGGCTGGGAGTAGTGAAATGAAGACATATAAATATGAAAACTATTCTTATACTATTATGCAAAAACATAATGGTACGTACACTATAGACATAGAAGATGAAACAGGTACTACAGTATTTGATGATGGCGGCTTCAGAGATTTACATACTGCTAAAAAATGCTCTGAACATATAATTGATGATATCCTATTTAGAAAGGGAAATTAATATGAATAAATTATACCAAGACGATTGCTTCAACATATTCCCCACACTAGCGGATAGTAGTATCGATTTAGTGCTGTGTGATATGCCTTATGGCACAACAGCATGTAAATGGGACACTGTTATTGATTTAGAAAGGATGTGGAAAGAATTAAAGAGGATTGTTAAACCTAATACTGCAATTGTTTTGACAGCGGCGCAGCCTTTTACCAGTGTTTTAGTTTGTAGCAGCTTAAAAACGTTTAAACAGCAATTAGTTTGGATTAAGTCATTAAAAACTAATTTTCTTAATGCGAAAAAACAGCACCTAAGGCAGCATGAAGACATACTTGTATTTTACAATAAGCAATGTACTTATAATCCCCAAGGTCTGATAGAAGGTTGTGTTGCAGGAGGTAATAAAGGAACTAATTGTTATTCTGAATTTGGCATAAAGCGCAAGAATAGTATATCACAAGGAGGCGAAACAACAAGGGGTCGTTCGTCTGTAAGTTTGCGTACTCCGGGTAAAGAATATATCCAGACGCATACTGGGTATCCAAGCGACGTAATTAATATTCCTAATCCTAATAAAGGTAATATGCACCCTACACAAAAACCTGTAGCTCTAATGGAATACCTAGTTAAAACATATAGTAATGAGGGCGACACGGTGTTAGACTTCTGTATGGGCTCGGGCACAACGGGCGTCGCCTGTAAAAATCTGAACCGAGGGTTCATTGGTATTGAGAAAGAAGAGAATTATTTTAACATAGCTAAAGAGAGAATAAAAAATGACTATAGATGAAGACGAGGTTAGAATAATATATTCTGCACTAGCTGATGGTCTTGACTACGACTTTTATATAGAGTATACTAACGATGATAATGCATGCTGCAGTAACCACGAAAAATACATCTACATTACTACAGGGTGCATTAACAGCCTACATAACACCACAGAGCTTATTTATATATTGCTTCATGAACTAGGGCATGCTTATTATAACCACGGGATATCGATAATAAGACAATGTTGGTCACGCAAACAACTAGAGCTAGAGGCTGACTCGTATGCCATTAGACGTATGCATCAAATGGGACTAGATGTAGACCACGCACGAGCTTATTGTCAAAGAGCTTGGGATTTGTACGGGGATGTATTAAACCCAAACGTACAGCCCAGTATGGAAGAAATTGACGCTATAATATCATTGGAGACTAGTGATGCAAATAAAAATAGAGACACCAGCTACATTGGAATCACAGCGAACTGCGCTTATGACTGAAGTTGTAGAAATAATGAAGAAATTTGAACGAAGTGCAGCTAGATATGCTGCAAATGTAGCGAAAATACGTGCAAAAATACGCCAAATAGACAAAAAACTAGGAGCATAAGAGGAGAAATCACTATGAGCTTACCAACTAATACCCGAGAGGGAGTAGAGAAAAGAATAGAAGCATTAAAATGGATAATAGCAGATGAACAAACTAATAAGTGGACTAAACAAAGGGCTGAGTATCGATTAAGAGCCTGGGAAGACGACTTATTAAATATAGAAATTGAAGAAGCTGATGAGTACATAGACTTTATATTGGACGGACTAGGAGCTTCAGATGATAGATAGTTTTTTAGATTTTATAGCTGAAGATATAAGACAGAATCCTCAGCACTTAACTGTTATAAGTCAAGCTTTTCTAGATCGAATTGAATCTTTAATAGATGGTGTTGAGTTTGATTTGGACAAGGAGTTAGACCAAGAATGAAACATATACTAAGACTAGGGGTATAAACATGGCTAAAAAATCCTTTGATATTAAAGCTAAAAACCCGCAACAGAAAGAAGCTATAAAAGCCCTATTGGACGCAGAAATAGATTTAGTGGTGATGGATGGGTGCGCCGGGAGTGGTAAAACATTCCTAGCTATTGCAACAGCCCTCTATCAAATATTTGACTTACATATGTATACAGAGGTTGTATTTACAAGAGCACCTGTAGCTGTAGGTAATTCTGGGATGGGGTTTTTACCCGGAACAGAAGAGGATAAGATGAAAAGTTGGTGCGGGGGCTTATATGACAATATTGAGGCTTTATACGGCAATTCAGACATGACTAAAGTGGTTATTGAGAGTAAAGTGAGGATTAGAGCCATAGAATTTATGCGTGGACGCAGTTTCCAGAATAGAATAGTTATTATTGATGAAGTGCAGAATATTACAACACAACAATTAAAAGTGTTGTTAACAAGAGCCGGGGAAGGAACAAAGGTTATATGCCTAGGAGACACAGATCAAATTGATAATACAAAGCTTAATAAAGCTGACAATGCATTGTCTGTATTGTGCGCTGCATCAGAGGCTAGTGGAGCAGAATTTATTAAATACATTAAACTCCCTGAAGGTGTGCGCAGTAGACTTAGTAATTGGGCTACACAATCTTTATAATTGTGCTATACTAATAGTGATATGAGGAGAAATAAATGAGTAAGCTAAGTACTGATAATCTAGAATACGAGGGAGTAGATACTCTTAGTTACTTACATATTGTCGAGGTAGCTTTACGACATGGATTTGACCCTAGTCTAAAAGAAGAATTTACTAACTGGGTACAGGAACAGATAGTTGCGCACTACGAATACAGAGAGTGGGAAATATATATGGGGGATGATCTATGACAAGAGAATATCATGTAATGATGGCTAATTTCCCCATAAGTGGCGTTTTTAAGAAAAAGGCTAGTAGCCTATTTGACGCGTGGAAAATAGTTGATTGTTATGTAAAAACAGCAGAGCCTTATGAAACTTTTTATATCAAAGAGTACGAAGTGACGCTTGTTGCAACACATTATAAGAGGGGACAGGATCCTATTGACGGCTTAGGTTAATTAGCCGTTACGCTGACAACGTAGTCTGTCTATAGCTGCTATTAGTAGTAGAACTCGTGGATTTAATAGGTGAAAGTGCCACTAGGTTGGTGTAATATCTAGCTAGTAAAAGCCTTCGCTAGGCATCCTATTGCATTAGTCGCGATGAGTGTTTCCAAAAAGTGTATTTAGGGGATAAGAAATGATTACAGCAATATTAAAGATATATTTTATGGATCTTAATACAAAACAGATATCTAATAGAGGCGAACATGTAGTACATTATACCGCAACGTTAGCGGAATTAGTTGACCTCATCAATGATAAATATAAGTTTGACGATGTAAATATAATAGAGGTGATGTATAAAAGCTAAAATGTGCTGAACACATGATACTTTTTAGAATGGGGAATTGAAATGAATGATTTAGTTAGAGAAACAGCGCAGGCTTTTGCTAAAAAATACGCCAAACATTACGCACTAGACCCTGAAAGAGCAATGAGAGAGGGGTTTATTGAGAGTGTATTTGAGCACTACTACAAGGTGATTAAGGAAGAGCTTGATAGTAAGTACATACAAACTCCAGAGAGGAAGGAAGAGAGGCTAGCTGAAGCCATTTTGGAATATGAGGCAGAGAAACACAGAAGGGAAATTGCAGAAGATGTAATTGATACCATACGTGATATACTAGAAGGTGAATATTAATATGAGCATAATTAAACGCTATCCAAAACTATCATTTATGATAATAAGCAAGCTATGGTGGGCAACAGGGTTCTTCTTTACAATATACATCATACAGAATGAAATCCCAACACTAAGACAATTCTTGCTAGGAAGTGTGTATACAATAGCAACACTTCCGCTTAACTACTGGCTAACTTACGAGTTTGGGTCTAAGAAATAAAGACAATGAAAAGCCCCAATTAAGGGGCTTTATGCATTATAAGGGATAATTACAAATTACTCCTTATAGGGGATTAACTCCAATATGCTGTTATTCTCTCTAATGCTGTAAGCTTCTCTTCTAGCTCAGCTATGTATTCATCACAACATTCTAAGTCTTCCTCGAGCTGTCTTATTCTTTCTCTAAGCTCGTCTTGACTTTCCTCATATTCTGGTTCATATAATTCTTCATACATTTCTAGATTCTCCTATAGCCTAAGAAGTTAAGCTCACCATCATAGGCACATACAAAGTGCTCTCTGATGTATACATGTAGCTCCGCTACGCCTGACATCTTAAATAATGTCTTAATATCTTCTAATGTATATAATGCGTTCATTGTGTTTCTCCTATCTGTTATAGTTTAAAGCCCATAAGTCTTTCTTAACATCTACATCAATAGCGAAGAATTCGCCGAACACTAAGGTTAGTTGAACAGCTATTTTCTTAGCTTCTTCTCTATTGTTTGTTTCTTTTTTAACACTATTATTGTTGTTATGTACAATATATGTTGTGTTATTGATGTTCATTTGTGTTCTCCTTTATTCTTCTCTTAATTATATTATAGGAACAATTGTGGGCGTAAGCAAGAACAATTGTGTAAGAATAGTGTAAAGAATGTATTAAATAAGGAAGAGAAAAGAATAGAAGAAAAGAAATAATAAATACATAATAATGCAATAACATACATGTATTGAAAATAATGTATGTATGTTTACGCACAAGCGTACCAGTGTAGCTTGTGCATATACTAATAGGCTATGTAAGCGGGGAACACTAGGAGTGTGAGCTGCACATGGCCAGTCCTCTCTCCCGTTCGTATATAGTTGGCATAGAGCTTGCTAATGCAAGACACGTGCCAACACACATTGGCATACATTATGCTAATGCATATAATGTGCCAATAATGTATAGGGGGCAGCTCCCCCAAAGCGTAGAGGAGGGGCGTTGACTCGACAGCCTCACGGCAAAGGAATAAAAGAAAGCTTAAGGAAATATTAAGAGAATTCCAGGCTATTATAAGCCATGGAATACGAAGCTTAGGCTATTTTGACTGCGTCTTCAATACGCCACGCTAAGGAATTATGAGGAAAGAAGAGCCTTTACGTGCTCTAATTTTCCGAGACGTATTAAAGCTATAGGGGGATAGTTATTAAGCTGAGGGTTATTAGTGTAGAGCCATGTGTAGGCTAACAGCTTAATTCCCCCAAATTTATTGTACAATAGAGCACATATTTGTTCACTACCATTTATGAATTCATCCATTGGTTTTCCTTTCTATAAGTTTTGGTTGTAAAAATTCCCAGCGTAGTGTGTCTAATACATCATTGTTTAATTTATGTGTTGCTATGAATTTCCAACTCCCGAAGGGTGTTACATTAAGCTTTTTGTAATGGAATTTAAGAAAGCTAGTCTTTATTGTCTTGTCTTGAACAGCCAAAAGCTGTGTGTAATTAACCCACCAGCCTTTAATTAATTGATAATCATTCTTATTTAGCCACCACTTCTTAAATGAATACATTTGTTTAAGCTCCTTAAATAAGAGTAGCCTTCTATTTTCTTCACTTTTATTTCTTTTATGTAGAAATTTTCTGGTTGGTCAAACCTACTAATTTCTATAGCCACATTGTAACATATAAGAAATATTATTGCATATATATGTTTCATAACTATCTGATATGTAATGGGTTATGTAAAAGCCGCGGGGATAGCTATATTATTCTCTTACGCTTAAGAATCCCCGCATCATATTGTATTGTATTGTTAATTATCATCCATAACATCTGTGTATATTGTTGTTCTTGTACGTTCTATAAACACTTGTGTTCCACACGTAGGGCAACTAGTTCTGTCAGCAATTAGAGCGTCATTTGTTTCTCTTGTTAAATATTCTTCCCAGTTATTGTTAATTCCTATAATAAATCCTTCATATATTTCTGTAATGTCTTGTATAAACATTTCGTCTTCAAAGCCATGACAAAGCTTTATTGTCTTAATAGCTAAGTCTCTTATTTTCTCTTTTTGTTCCTTATTCATATTTTTCTCCAATGCTATAATTTTGGTGCCGTCACAAATGACGGTAGCAGAAGGTATTTTATTTAAATATTCCCTAATTCTAAGGCTATTTTTCCCCTCATAATAGGGCAAATAAGCTGTTCTGCTTGTGTAAATATGCTGTCAAGTCTTTTTAGTGTATGTACAATAATATTTATTTTATTCTCTAAGGATAAAATCTGAATTCTGTCATATCCATCTATGTGAGGGGCTTTATTATGTGTTATTGTAAATGTGTTATTTGAATTATTTATAGCTATTTCCCAATGTTCTGTATATTTTTCTCTCTCGTCAAACATCATTCTAGCCATTGTAGTCTCCTTTAGGAATTCTTAGCCCACTGTGTTATTTTTTCCCTAACTTTTATGTGTGCTTCTAGTGTTCTTGCTCGTTGATAGTCCACCAGCAACTCACTTCCGTCGCCTAGCACATCATAAACACCCGGGTAAATATTGTCTCCATCAGCTGATACGCAAAATATCCCAACCCACCTAATAACATCTAACAGTGTTTTGTTCTCTGGAACTAACGCATCAGCAAGGAGAAGGCGTTTTTGTAACACAGAGAGCGGTTTTTGCTCATTTACGGGGCTACTAGGCTTAATAAATTCGCTCTTGTCCTCTATACTGTTTTGCATATCAGCCACCCAGCTATGAAAATCTTTCATTTTGTTCTCCTTTAGTAAGTGCCATTCGGGTGATCAGCCCGTCATTAACGACTCATGGCTTGCCGTCCAGCCCATATTAGATGCTCACGTCTTGTTAAAGACGTCTAGGCCTGGCTGGTGTCTTTCTAGGCATTTCAACCTAGATGAATATGTGTGTTGTGGCTCTTTCGACCTCAGCGCCACCACTGAGTTCATGAAAATACTTTGTCTTGCAGATTTTCGGCCATCTGCCATGGCACATCCGGCTAGTTATCAGACTGGAGGGTCTATTCCTAGCCTCTTACTTTCAAGTATAACACATGTGCAGAAAAAAGCAAGGAAATAATGAAAATAAATTAAAAATATTTAGGCTTAATTTAAGGCGTGTACAAGACACGCAAATACTTTTAAGCTACCCTTGCATAGGCAAGAGGGTAAAAACCTCGTAGAGAGCAAATTTAGTGCCTTTAACAAGATTTATAATAGCATTTCTAGGACAACATTTATTAAATAATAATAAATGGCGTAATATATGCTTCCGGGAAGCTTATTTGCCGGAAGCATTGTACATGTGTAATACACTGTAGCTTATTTGTGTATTACACATAATATTAATATATTTTTACTTAAATAAAAATATATTGTATACGTAATATTATATTATTAATAAATATAATATTACTAATACTTAGTACTAATATATAATATATTTATAATAATATATTATATATTATATACGTAATAATATATATATATTTAATAATATATATATTATTACTTAGTACTTAGTACTATAGTACTAGTACTAGTATTACTAAAATAGCATAATAAAAACGTGTTGTCAATAGCAACATACGCTTTCGGGGCTTCTGTTGCATTGAAACACTATGTAAATTATTGTTAGTATTATATTAAATTACAATTGTAACAATATTGTAAATATTAATACATATTGTGATTTAATTAGCTTTTAGCTATTGACATACATGTTGTATGATGATATAATTAATATATAGGGCAAGAAATATTGCCCGTTGAATTAATAGGCACTTAGCAACAGATATTACTCAACCGCTTGTGTTAGAATATCCCCTCCTTGTTGTTTTTAAGTGCCTTCTCTTTGTGGGAAATATTGTGCCTTGGACTTTGTTATTTGGCTTGTTAGGAAATTTGCCCGGACTTATTGGCGACTACTACAAGAAAAAACAAGAGATGGAAGTTAAGAAACTTGACTACCAACTCGAAGTTCAGAATAAGCAAATGCAATATGCATCTGAGGCAGCTAAAGCTCAATTTGAATTAAATAAAACTATTGTTGAAAGCACCGGAAGTTATTTTAAATATTTCACTTTCTGCGTTTGGTTTTGTCCTTTTGCTTTAGGTGTTGTAGCTCCAAGCTACGCTAAAATATTGTTTGAAAACTTAGGCTCAATGCCTGAGTGGTATGTTTCCAGCATTGTAACCATTATGTTCACTGTTTGGGGTATACAAGTGGGTGCTCCTGTTGTTGCTAATATATTTAGCAATCTAACAGAATTCTTCAAGGATAAACGCCCATATAAGCTACAGAAATTAGCTGTTAAAGCAGCTATAAACGAGAAGGCTTTAGCCGATAATTTAAGAAAAACATTGTTTAAGCAGGGTATGACTCAGGAACAGTGGGATGCGATACTTGCAGCGGCAAAATCATCAATGGAAGAATAATCCTGTGGACTTACTAGGCGATTTTATCAAATATGGCATATTGCCATTATTGACAGTTATTTGTACAATGGCTTGGCATATGTATAAAAAACACGAACAGCGCATCGAACGCCTAGAAGAAGAGAGTAATGAGATGCAAAAAATAATTATTGAAATTAAAACAGATTTTAAATATGTCTCTATAGACATACGTGACATCAAAGACATGTTGCATAAATTAGCAGATAAATAATGTCTAAATACAGACCTAGATTTGCAAAGCAGCTCCTTAAAGGACTGCGTAAAGATGGCAGTAGTGTTGAAGAAGTGTGTACGCTATGGAACATTACTCGCACCACATATTACAATTGGGTTAAAACCATCCCAGCATTTGCACACGCACATGAAATTGGTGAACAAGATAAGACGGCGTGGTGGCGTAAGCTACAAAGAGATGTAGCATCTGGTGTGTCAGCAGGAAACGCAGCCTGCATCAACCTAGCTCTTAAGAATGAAGCCGGATATGTTGATAAAGTGGAACACGAGCACACACACAACGAACAAATTACAACAATACGCATTGAACGTATTGAGTCGCCTAAATTAATGATTAGTGAGGGCATCGTAATCGAACAGGAAGACTGATGTCAGAATTAAAAATAAGCTTGACCAAAAGCCAAGCAGATTTTATTGACTTAGTTATGGCTAAGGATTGTGACAATCCTCTGTTTGTAGGTGGTCCCGGTTGCGGTAAGAGTTATTTGTTAGGACTTGTTGCTACAATGCTTGTGCAACACAGCAAAGACGCTAACATATATGTATATGCTCCTGAGCATCATCATATTAGAACAATTGAAGTACCAAACATCCTGCTATGGCTTGATAGATTTAAAATTAAGCATAAAGGATTTAATAACCACGAAAACGTGATAAAAATAGAAACACCTAATTGTGGCGATATATTTTTTAAGCCTATGGATAATCCATCAAGTTTTGTTGGATACCAAAGCTACGCGGCTCTTATAGATGAGCTTGATACGCTCCCAGAAGCTAAGGCTGATGAAGTGTATCGTGGTATTGTAATGCGTAATAGGCAACAGCCTGAAGATGTACCAGAAGATTACAGGGTTATAGAGGAAGAAACCGGTAAATTAGTTTGTATGAATAAGACAATATCCTTTACGACACCTGAAGGCTATAATTTTTGCTATAAGAATTGGGAGCTTGCTCCTAATACAGATTATAGATTAGTTAGAGGTAGGACAGCAGATAATCCTACAGTGACTAAAAAGTATTTACAGAGTATTAGAGACCGTTATCCAGCACATATTGCTGATGCTTATTTAAACGGTGAGTTTGTAAATATGCAAAGCTTAGCAGTATATTATAACTACGATGTTAAGCTGCACGACAGTATTGAAGAAGTTAGGCCTGGAGAAAACTTATATATAGGCTGTGACTTTAACGTAGAAAACACTGCTGCCACTATATACGTTAGACGTAACGGTGGGAAAGAGTGGCATGCGGTGGATGAAATGGTTGGTGTGAGAGACTCTCATACACTTGCTTGTCTTATATATGATAGATATGCCTCAAAAGGACATCACGTAACGATGTATCCTGACTCCACCGGAGGCAATAGGAATAATGCTAATAGCGCATCTAAGTCAGCTATAGCAGAGCTTGAAGCTAAAGGATATACAATAAGAGCATTTAGTAAGAATAAGAATGCCCCAGTTGAGGATAGAATAGCTGCCACAAATAACGCTTTTATGCAAGGCAAGCTGTTTATAAATCAACGTAAATGTCCTACAGTTAGCAGATGCTTAATTAACCAAGCATTTAATAAAGACGGTAAACCAGATAAAAAAAGTGGCTATGACCATAGCAATGACGCTACCACATACCCAATAGTTTATGAGATGGGAATACGCCCGAGGCTATTCAAAGTTGATTACTCCTTTGCGCAAAAGAGAATTGAATAAAAATGTCTAAAAAGCCTAGTGTTAGTACACTACATCCTGAATACAGCGAGAGCGTAAAACGCTGGGAATTGATTAGAGCTATTATTAATAATAATGCTCAGTCAATGATACGAAACCCAGATGTAAACGATTTGGAAAGAAGTAAGCAATATCGGTCAGATGCTATATTGACTAATTTTACGAAGCTTACTAGAGATGGATTAACAGGGCTTGTTTTTAGAAAACCTCCTGAAGTTGATCTACCACCAGAGCTACAATATCTATTAGACGATGCTACAGGGTCAGGAATTAATCTCTATCAGTTTAGCCAGCATACAATAAGTGAAACTATTAGTTTAGGTAGATATGGCTTATTAAACGATTATAATAACGAAGCTAAAAAAGGCTTTATTAAGCCTTACGCTCCTGAAGCTATAATCAACTGGAAAACTAGAATGGTGGGCGGTGTTGTTATGCCATGGCTAATTGTATTAGCAGAATCCATCGTTAACGAAGACCCAGAAAACCCATTTAACCAAGATGTTAAAAAGCAATATCGTGTATTACGTCTAGACAATAATGATGTTTATTATCAAGAAATATATAATGAAGACGAAGATTTAGTTGATGTAATACCTGTAGTTGATGCACAAGGCAGGCCATTAAATTACATACCTTTTGTTTTTATCGGCTCTAGTAATAACGATCCAATAGTTGATGCTCAACCTTTGTATGATATATCCATCGTCAATTTAGGACATTATAGATGCAGCGCTGACTTAATTGAAAGCTCTTGGATTTGCGGACAACCTACATATCACTTGGATGTGGGCGAAACTACAGAAGAAGAATTTAAAGCAAACAACCAATCAATGGTTGTAGGCTCTAGAAAGATGGTGATTACCAAAGGTGGTAGGCTTGATATTATACAAGCATCTCCTAACCAATTAGTATCACAAATCATGAAAGACTTAATCGAACAAGCAGCTGCTATTGGGGCTAAGCTCATCGAAGGTGCTCAAGGCACTAGAGAGACAGCAGAGGGTGCTAGAATACGTTACGGGTCACAAAATAGTGCGTTATATGTACTATCAAAGAACGTGCAGTGGGCTATTGAAGCTTGCCTTAAAATACAATGTGCTTTTATGGATGCAGATCCTGAGCTTGTAGAATACGAGCTTAACGAAGAATTTTTTGAACCAACAGCAGATCCAAATCTAATTATTCAACAAATAATGCTGTTAGATAGAGGCGTTATCGGTAAAGAAGATATTAGAGACTACGGTAGACGTACAGGGTGGATTGACCCGATGAAAACCGATGATATGATTGATGCAGAAGTTGAACAAAACGATCCATTAATGGGGGCCGAGAATGTCACTGCGCAACGAGTTGCTACGACACCAAATCCTATTGATGCGGCTGATTAAAACCCAGGCAAATAAAACACGTCACGGTCTGAAAGAAGCAGAAAGAATAACAAAACAAGCTATAGATAGCGGTGATTATAGAGGTCTTAGAAACAAGCTAACAATGGTTATGGGTGGCATACCTGTAGAAGCATTAAAGCTTATTGAAGAATTAGCTCTATACGAAGCAGGGTATAGCACTAAAAAGTTACAACAATATAGTAAAGGCGTTAAGATAAAGAAGCCTACTAATAAAGAAATAGTAGAGCTTATAACTGTGACACCGGTTAGTGTTAGTTTGAATAGAAAGCCTGCAACAATATTAGACACATATCAATTGTTTGTTGATGCAAAGGTTAAGCAGCTAGTACAGATTGCTAAAGATGTGGAAGTGGAAGGCACCGATGCCGATGTAGCACAAAAGAAAGTTAGTGATACAGTTAATGGACTTTTTACAGTGCAAAATCTTGCTTTAGCTGGCGTTGCTATTATAGCAGGTGCTAACTTAGCTAGACAAAGAGTGGCGTCAAAGAACAATAGACATGTTGAATGGAGTGCAATACTGGACGAGGCTACATGCCCGTTCTGTGACGAGATGGATGGCCAGGTATTTGATGAAAATGATATAACTGATGAAATACCAGCTCATGCAAACTGCCGATGCACTTGGATAATTGTAGAATGAAAAAGAAATTAGTCGATTGGCTTAGACAGCAACCAAAAGAATTTATTGACGAGTATGTCAATAATGATAGGCTAGGAAACGGAGCCTATAGCATAGAGGATCTAATAGCGTTAGATCTTAAATATAACCCAGAGGGTAATGATAATGTCAGAAGTGATGAATGAACAACCAGTGGTTGAACAACAGTCAGAAACACCGGAAATAGATTATAAAGCGTTTTACGAGGCTAACAAAGAGAGCATTGAAAAGCTCCCAGGTCTTGTAAAAAAGAACCAAGAATTATTGTCAGAGACTAAGCAAGCTAAAGCCGAACGAATGCAAGCAGCTGCTGAAGCTCAAAGAATAGCTGATGAAAAAGCCCTGAAAGATGGCGAGTATGAAAAGCTATGGAAAACAGCTAAAGAAGAAAAAGACTCTCTAGCAAAACAAATAGCAGATTTAAAAAATAATAATAAGAAAGAAAGAATACAAATCTCTGCATTAAAAATAAGCAATGAACTTGCTGAAGGTGCTAATGTAGAGCTGTTAAGTGATTTTGTTATGCGTAAATTAGAAGCATTAGCAGAGGATGACGGGTCATTGAGTGACGATGTCATACTAGATGTTAAGAATCAATTTGCTACTAATAACAAATATCAAAGCCTGTTGAAACAATCTAAAGCCAGTGGTGGAAGTGCTCCAGGAAATGCGCGCGGTGCGCCAGCAGAAACAAAAACAATATCTCGATCAGACTTTGAAAATCTAAGTCAATATGACCGAGGACAATTTTTTGCCAAAGGCGGCAAACTAGTAGATTAATAACCAATAGGAAAAATATAAAATGGCAAACGTTTTTACATATCTGGCACCTGATGTTTACGCAGCACGTGACAGAGTTGGCAGGGAACTAGTTGGACTTATTCCAGCTGCAACTATCAACGCAAACGGTTCACAATTCGCTGCTAAAGGTGATTACTTAAGGTCACACGTAACCCGTGCACAAACTGTATCCACCACTTATGCACCAGCAATGACCATACCAGAAGGTACTGATCAAACTGTTGATAGCAAAACAATGACCCTTGACACTTATGCTTCTATCCAAATCCCTTACACTGGTGAAGATATCAAGCATTTAGACAATGGTTCAGGCTTCCAAACAGTTTACGGAGATCAAATCCTTCAAGCATTCCGTGCAATTGTTAACAAAATGGAACTTGATTTGGGTGCTGCTCTTTCTGTTGGTGCTGGTATGGGCTACGGTACTGCTGGAACCACTCCTTTTGCTTCCAACCTTAATGACCTATCAAACGTTCGTAGACTATTAGTAGACCGCGGATGCCCTGATGATGGTCAAATCAGTGCTGTATATAATACTGCTGCTGGCGTTAACTTACGCAACTTAGCTAACTTGTACAAAGTTAACGAAGCTGGTTCTCCTGATCTATTACGTCAAGGTGTTTTATTAGACCTTTATGGCATGAAAATCAGAGAGTCTGGCCAAATCGCTTCTAAAACTGCCGGTTCTGGTGCTTCTTACTTACTTAATGGTGCTTTAGCTGTTGGTGCAACCACTGTAACCGTAGATACTGGTTCTGGTACTATTCTTGCTGGTGACGTTGTTACTATTGGTAACTACAAGTATGTTGTTGCAACTGCTCTTTCTGGTGGTAGTTTTACTATTAACTCTGCTATCCGTGAAGCTGCTGCTGATAACTTAGCAATATCTGTTAACGCATCTTCTACAAGTAACATCGTGTTCCACAAAGCTGCTGCTGAGATTGCTATGCGTCCAATCGCAATTCCTTTTGGTGGTGATGCTGCTGTAGACCGTATGGTCGTACAAGATCCTTGGTCTGGCTTAGTGTTCACACTTGCTATGTACAAAGGCTTCCAAAAAGCAATGATTGAAATTGGCGCATTGTACGGTGTTAAAGTTTGGAAACCAGACTTCGCTTGCATACACATGGGCTAATTTAGGCTAGTCTTCATAGCCCTTGGTAACAGGGGCTATTATAGAATTGCTTACATACAATATTTAATAGGCTAAACACAATGACGCTGATAGTAGAAACAGGATCAATAGTTACCAATGCTAATAGCTATATATCTACAACAGACTTTGCGGCCTATGCAGCAGCTAGGGGTATTACAGTTACTGGCGATGCTGAGCAACTATTAATACAAGCTATGGATTACCTAGAGCAGTTGCATTATAAAGGTGTCAAGAAGACACAAGACCAATCATTACAATGGCCACGCATCCAAGTGTATATTGATGGCTATTATTTTGCGTCTGATGATATACCACAACAATTAATTAATGCTCAGTGTGAGGTTGCGCTAGCTGTAGATGCTGGTACTGGTCCCCTAGAGGATTTAGTAAGAGCCACAAAGAGCGAGAAAGTTGGGTCTGTAGAAGTCACTTACATGGATGGGTCTGTAAGTGCTGTCATGAATAAGAAGATAGGAAACTCTCTATCAAAGCTTATTGTTGGTGGCGGTGTAGGAAGTAATATATTACCAGTTAATAAGGGATAGTATGTCTTTTGCAACCAATATGCAGGCGGTAGCCCTTAGACTACTAACCAATTACGGACAATCAATATCTGCTGTTAGAGATGTAATAGGGGCATATGATACAGCTACAGGTACAGTTACTGATAGCTCAGACACTAGTTATAGTGGCTATGGGTATCCTGAAGGATATAACAGCTATCAAATAGATGGTACATTAATTAAACAACAAGATATTAAGCTTACCTTCAGCTGTACTACACAGCCAGTGGTTAACGATATTTTTACAGTTGGTGGTGTTGTATATACAGCTCAAAATGTTGAGCGCATTACAGCACAAGGTAGCGATGTTGTGTATATAGTGCAACTAAGACAATGATTAAGACAGACACTAAAAGCTGGCACAATGTATTTGATAAGCAAATTGAAACAACGATTAAAGCAAACAATAAAATACAAGTTGAAGCATCTAAAGAGCTGTTAAATCGCATTGAAAATAGAACGCCTATAGGTGACCCCTCTTTATGGAATTGGCCAGCTCACGCAGGCTACGTTCCGGGAACACTTAGAGCATCATGGACATTAAGTTATGGTGTTAAAGGGAAAGATGTTTATATTAACATATCAAATGATCAACCATATGCCGAACGCGTTGAATTTGGCTATAGTACACAAGCCCCAGAAGGTATGATGCGCCTGTCTTGTTTAGAGTGGAGCGACATTATTAATGATGTTGCTAAGAGGTATAAGATATAATGAGCTTAATTAATAACATACAAAATGCTTTAAACGTTAAGCTAGCATCAATAGGCTCGCTACCAACAATCTACTACCCAAACACAGAAAAAACACCTGTACAAGGTACTAATTATATACGTGTAAGTCTATTACCAGCCAATGCAGCATTACATCAATTAGATGGTAAAGAGATGCATCAAGGCATATATCAAATTGACATATTTACACAAATAAAGAAAGGAACAGCTCCGCTATTGTTATTAGCGGATGCAGTTAGAGACGGATTTAAAACTGTAACAAAACTAACATCTGGAACAGATGTTATAAACTTAGGTGCTGTAAGCATAACACAAGCTCGCGTAATTGAAAGCTGGTGGAGTTGCTCAGTTACTGTTAACTATTTTTGTATAAACTAAGAGGAAATACCCAATGGCAGCTCCGGCTATCCTATCACAAGGCACAACAGTGTCGTTCAATGCCGTTACTGTTAACGGTGTTAAATCAATATCAGGTGTTGGCAATGGCACAGCGTCAATAATTGACACCACCACTCTAGCAGATTCCGCTAAGACTAGACGTATGGGATTACAAGATTTTGGTACATTATCTATGAATTTTTTCTGGAACCAAGATGACTTAGGTCAAGCTGAGATGATAGCTTATAAAGCATCTGGTGCCAGCGCATCATTAGTTATTACATTACCAGCAACTAGCCCGTCAGTTACAGCTAACATATACACAGCTACAGCTTACGTTATATCAATGTCGTTTGACTTAGGTGTTGACGGCATTGTTGAAGGTAAAGCAGAGCTTGCTATATCTGGCGCGTTTGCAGCCACCTAATGTATACACCATTTGTAGAGCAATCTATACAGGATGAGAGGAGGCAGATTTGCACCTCTTGTCCTTATGCAACACACAATAAGAGCGTATGCTCTAAATGTAAGTGCTGTATTGCATTAAAAACAAAATTTAAAAAGGCATCTTGCCCCGTGGGCTTTTGGTATCCAGAGGATAATAAGTAATGTATTTAAATAGAGATAGGCTTAATAAGCTGCGTAAAACTAAAGATGTGCGCGTAGAAGATTGGGATTGTGAAGTACATATCAAACAAATGTCAATACAACAACAATTAGACATTGAAGCAGCTAACAAAGAAAAAGCAGATGGGTCTGAGGTAATCTACTTAACACTATTGTATTGCTGCATGGATGATGACGGTAACCCTCTATTTGGTAACAAAGACGATATAAAAAACCTACCATCCAATGGTGTTGTAGAATTATTCAAGCACTGCTTAGAACTAAATGGTATAGGCGAGCACGAACTGGATAAACGAGCAAAAAACTGATAGAGCATCCACTGCTAGAATATACATACAAAAAAGCAAATGATTTAGGTGTTTTTCAAAACTATCTAGTGGAAAATATGGATGCAGACGAGTTGTATAACTGGATTGCCTTTGACCAGTTACAAAACAAAGAATATAGAGACAGGGTAGTAGAACAATTATTTTTAGAAAAACAGGCTGTAAAAACTGACGCTGAAAAAACATCAGCATTAAAATCATTATTAGATAGCTTTTTAGTAGGTGGTACATAATGGCATTAGTCTCCGAACTAACCACAATCGTTACAGCAAACACTAGTGACTTTAGAAAAAAAATAAACCAAGCATCTAATGACGCAGATAACTTTGGATCTAGGATTGCTAAAGCTGGGGTTATAGGTGCTGGTGTTATAGGTGTTACGCTAGTAGCTGCCTTTGGCGCTCTTTTGCATGTCGTTAATCAAACAACAGAGCAAATTGATGAGCTTGTCAATACGTCACAAAAGCTGGGTACAACTGTTGCTGCTGTGCAAAAGTTACAATATGCTGCTAATTTAGCCGATGTCAGTACTGGGTCACTAGATGCCAGTATGAAAAGACTAGTTGGTACGCTTAATAATCTCGAGTCTGGTAATAAAAAAACTATAGAGGCCTTTAAGGCTATAGGACTTACAGCAAAAGATTTACAAGGCCTATCTTTAGATCAAGCATTTACAAAAATATCAGCAGAAATAGCAAAACTACCAACGGCATTAGATCAAGCTAAAGTTGGTACTGTTATATTTGGCCGAGGATTCCAAAATATATCAAATCTTGTACGCAGCGATATAAAAGCCGCTGGCGAAGAGTTTGCGGCATTTGGTGGCGTTATCAGTGAAGAAGGTGCAGCTGGCGTGTCTGCATACGATGATGCCATGAAGAAACTATCTGCTGTGCTCGATATATTTAAAATGCAATTAACCGTTGCTGTCGCCCCTGCACTACAATCAATTACAGAATTTATCACTAAGCAAATAGTTGAGTGGGGTGGTCTTGGTAATATTGCTAAAGCAACAGCTGTATTTATGGTCGATGGTCTTATAGGCGTAGCAACTGGTATAGAGGCTGCTATTGATGGAGTTAATTCATTAATAAAGGCATATGAGAGACTTAAGCTAATTTTGCTCGAGACAAGACAAGTGTTCAATGATTTCAACTTTGCCGTAACTGGTGGAGATATTGATTTCAGCAGATTGTCTGAAATAGCCAAACTAAAAAGAGATATTAATGCGCCAACATCAAACCCAGCCACATCATTAGTTGGTGGACTAGGTGCAATTAAGAATCAAATATCATCAGGAAATAAAGCAAGTACTGAGAAGTCTAAACTAGACATTACAGTTAAAACAACAGAAGGTTTTTTGCTAAGTATTGCAGGAAGCCCAGAGTTTACGAAAGCTATACAGCAGGGTTCTGCTGGTCTCGTAAGCAAAGAAGCCTCAGCGGTGGGATCATAACATGTCATTAGCAACGTTAACATTTAAGCTTTGGACTGACGCAGCCCAAACAGCACAATACAGCGGTACAACACAATTAGCACATAAAACAGATTTAAGTGATAATCCAAATAAAGTGCAATTCTGGCTAGGCAGCAACGAAGCTGCTAATGCTAATGTATTAGTTAATGCAGATAATCCCGGGGTTAACCAAATAACACTAACACCGACATCAACTATTGCCGAGTGGGCAGCATCTACAGCTTACACACTAGGACAACAAGTTGAGCCTGTAACACCTAATACATATTATTATGAAGTTACTACAGCAGGCACTAGTGGAGCATCTGAACCAACATGGCCTACAACAATAGGAAATACAGTTACTAATGGAACTGTTGTTTTTACATGTATGGCTAAGAAACACCCCACAACAGAGATTAAATTAGCACTAACAGAAGGCGGGCTTACGTCAGCCGTAGCAGGAGCTAGTCTTGATTTAGGAACTGAAATATATAGCGGTGTTGCCGGACAAGTTACATTCTGGATGCAAATCACAAACACTGTTGTTACAGCAAGTGACGTCACAGGCTATCCCCAGATAGGCGTGTATTTTAATAACATCAAAGAGACGAGAGCATAATAATGGGTAGAATATATGTCAATCAATATGCTAGCTCGCTAAATGGTGATATTGCTATAGGAGCAACAACCATTGTTGTTAATAGTGCAACAAGACTGCCCACATTAGCAGCTGGTGAGTATTATTATTTAACTCTAGGCTCAGGATATACAACAGAGATTGTTAAAGTTACGGCTCGGTCAGGTACAAGCCTAACAGTTGTTAGAGCACAAGAAGGAACATCTGCCGCTGCGTGGGTGAGTGGTACACCTGTAGAACTTAGAGTGACAGCTGCAAGCCATGCTATTATAACAACCCCTACAGAGAATAGCTCTGCTCATTGGGACGGTAATTTAAACCTCTCAGCTAACAATATGTTAAATGGATATGCCACTACAGCAACAGCTGCAGGCACTACAACATTAACAGTGGCTAGCGCAAGACAACAATTTTTTACAGGCTCAACCACCCAAACAGTGGTTCTTCCTGTTGCAAGCACATTAACAACTGGGCATAGTTTTGATTTAGTTAATAACAGCACTGGCACTGTAACTATCAATAGCTCCGGCGGTAACTTAGTGCATAGCTTAACTACATTAACAAAAGTTACAGTTACATGTGTACTAGCGTCAGGTACTAGTGCTGCATCATGGAGTGCCACAAGCTCGGGCGGTGGTGGTGGTTCAGGTAGTCCGGGTGGTTCAGACACAGAAGTGCAATATAATAATGCTGGTTCTTTTGCTGGTATTACAGGAGCAACCACTAACGGTACAGCTTTAACACTAGTGGCGCCTGTTTTAGGTACACCCGCATCAGGTACATTAACCAATTGTACAGGATTGCCCCTATCAACTGGTGTAACTGGTAACCTAGCAGTAGCTAACTTAAACAGTGGTACGTCAGCTTCTAGCTCCACATATTGGAGAGGTGATGGCACTTGGGCAACGCCTAGTGGCGGTGGCGGGTCATCTGTAGGTGCTCTTACATTCATATCGTCACAGACAGCTAGTTCCTCTGCTACATTAGATTTCACTGGCCTCACTGATTATGCAGATATTATATTTGTGATAACAGATTTAAAACCAGCTACGGATAACGTCCGTCTTTATATGCGTACGTCAACAGACAATGGATCAACTTATGATTCAGCGGCAGCATCTTATCAATATGCCTTCACTGGTACTGTTGCTCCAACAACATCATTAAGTAATAACGGGTCATCCTCAGCCACTGAAATACAATTAACTAGTGGTGTTGGTAGTGACACCGGAGAGATGCTTTGTGGAGAGATTAAGCTTTATAACCAAGGTTCTGCTCTGTACAAATACATATCTGGTGACTTAGTTTATATGAATGCTACAGCTGCACTAGTACGCACCACATCATCAGGGCTGCGTATGTCTGCAGCTGATGTTGACGCTGTACGCTTTTATTTCGCCTCTGGTAATATTGCCTCTGGTGTAATATATGCATATGGACGTAGCAAAACCAACTTAGGTGGTCCCGCAGGCTCTATTACATTTGAAGAGGTTACAGCAACCACTAAAGCCGCAGCAGTTAATTATAATTATATTGCTAACAATGCATCACAAGTTAACGTTACACTCCCTGCTACAGCAGCATTAGGCGATAGAGTTTTTGTTACTGGGAAAGGTGCTGGTGGATGGAAATTAACGGCTAACACAGGGCAAACTATTAATATAGGCTCTACGGCTACAACATCAGCCGGAGCAGCTGCAAGTGCTAATAGATATGACACGATAGAGGTTGTATGTATTACAGCTAATACAACATGGTCAATGCTGAATGCGGTTACATCTGGATTTACAGTTACATAATAGGGCAACAATAAATGGCAACTAATAATAGTTTAAACGTTGGCCTTAGCGGGTCAACAGGCACAGGGTCTTTTGTGGGCAGTACAAGCCCCACATTAGTAACCCCTGCCCTCGGTACACCATCATCTGGTGATTTGAGTAACTGTACAAATGCGGGCGACTGGGTTAAGATATCATCACAGACCGCGTCTAGCTCAGCCACTATAGATTTTACAGGATTATCTAGCACATACGCAGCTTATTTTGTTTCTATTAGTGGATTACTACCTGCTACAAACACCGTTATGTTTCAGGCACGTATATCTATAGCCTCTAGCTTTAGTTCTAGTGCTTTGTATAGTTTATCACAACAAGGTACTGGGGCATCAACAGTTGCTGGAAGGGTTACGTCAGCTACACAGTGGAATATAATTGATTCTGGTATATTTGGCTCTATGGGTAATACAGCCGGACAAGAGTCAGGGGTGCGTTTTTGGTTAATGAATCCATCGGCTACAGTTAATCCAAAGACATGTGCTTTCGAGATGGATTTTGTTGCGTCAAGCACTACAGCCTCATTTATCCGAGGGTCAGGGTTTTACCAATCTAATAGTGCCATAGACGGAATAAGATTTTTAATGTCCTCTGGTAATATATCAACAGGCAAATTTACACTCTACGGACTTAAGGCATAATACGATGCATAAAATGGTTAATGGTGAGCAAATAGAGCTTACAAAAGATGAGCAAGATGCACTAGAAGCTGAATGGGCAGCTAATGCCATTATTGTTGAAGCTCAGATTAATAACAGAGAAATATACGAGAAACTAGAAGAGATAGATAAAAAGAGTATTAGAGCGTTAAGGTCTGAAGATAAAGTTAGACTTAGTCAACTAGAGGCACAAGCCTCTGAATTAAGAGCAAAGCTAATACCTATAGAGTAAAATAATGTCTAACGTATCGCAGCTAAATCTAGGTCAAGTTAATGGCTCGTCTATATGCGAGCACGGCTCTGGCCTAATAATATCAATTGAAAACAATGTAGAGCTGTATGAAACAGGCTCAGGATTAGCTATATCTGTTTTACAGAGTGTTGCTGACCACGCATCAGGTCAATGCATCTCTATTGTACAACGTGTATCATCTCCAACAGCCTCTACATTTTACACTCGTAATGGATGGACTTGTTATTTATACATTGATGGGCGACAAATCCCAGCAAGTCAAATACACGGTGACATTACAATAACGCGCACAGAGAATGATGCCGCTCAGATGACCTTTGGACTAATACCGCCTAGAGGCTCTCTTGATATAACAGCCTACGAGGGGCTTAGTGTTATTCTTAATGTACAAACAGCAGCGGGTGTTTTTCGTGCTTACACAGGAAAGATAAACACGCCCACGCTTAATCTCTTAGACCGTAAAATATACATATCTTGTACAGATAATAGACGAGAGCTTATTAATCAAGACTATAGTTTTTTGGTTGACAACATTGGATATTATACAGAGAGTGTTTTTGGTGTTGCTAAGGATAGAGCGCAAGAGCTTGACTATAGACTGTCAACAGTTCCTTACACCCTTAATTTTAATGCTTACGGTGTGCCACAATACAGCTATGCTTTCGCGGCTGCTGCAGCTGATTATTCTTATACAGACTCTGATATATATAGGGATTCTGGCAGAGACCCGCAAGTGGTACTAAACCCACGAGCTAATGTTATTAACACAGTTAATATCAATTTAGAATACAGATATAAGCGTTTGTATATGGCTTATAGTACATATACATGGAGCACAGACATCGATTGTGATTTTTTGACTAAAGGATATAGCTTAACAAAACGCTCATTAATTGAGGCAGCCGCAAACGCTGCTGGGTGGTCTATTGTTGGTGATATTACATTTGCAACTAACTTCCGCGCAGGCTATTATAATTGCGGTGGTGTTACAACAGGCTTTAGTTGGATTGAAACAGGCTACACTAACGTTGCAAAAACAGAAAACTATAGAGCATCTGATGGCACAATACAAACACGTAATGTTGTTGATGCTAACGGGCAACAAGTGTACTCGTCTGTCCCAACATCTTACATAGATCGGAGCAAAGAATACTGCGATGCGGCTCAATGGAGTAGCTCGTACAGATGGGTGCAAAATGTCATTGAGAGCTACACATTATCAATTACAGCCCCACAATCAGTAACTAGATTTGGTACTGTCTCACAAGATGAGAGTACAGCTGTAGATAGTAAATTGAGCACAGCGGCGTGGGAAGATAATAAGCAATATCTACTATCTCCCGGATATGGTGTTGGTAGTGCTGTAACTAACAGCAGCTCATCTTATTACAATGAGATACTAAACCTCAGTGACTATCAAACGTCAGCATTAGCTATAATTAACAAGGCTAAAACAACAATACTTAAGTCACATAGAAATAATTACGTAAGTTTTAATATGTTCTTAAATCCTGTTATAGACTTAAGGCATACAGTTGATATTAATGCCACCTCTCATGAGGGCACATCGATACATGCCAAAGGCAAGGTGTATCAAATTGAGCATACACTAAGCCCTAGCGATGGTGGATGTAATACAAAGATTACATTAGCATTGTCTGTTACCGATGGATCAGCATCCACTAGTAGTTTTGTAATACCAACAAGACCTAGTAATAACTTACTACCTCCTGCCTACGGTAGTTTTTTGAGCAATCACTATGGTGAGGACCCTACAGACCATCCAGAGTGGACAGGGTTTATAGGTAATAAGTTTGTCACTGTACCAACGGTTGGTGGTACTAACACTTACAAGACACAATATCCAGAGAGTTTTGTAGTGGACACCCCAGAGATTATTGAGGCATACACATCAAATCTAACATTACCAGCATCGCAATCGTACACAGTTGCTATTGTTGATGATACGTTGGAGATAGTATTATGAGTAAGTTACAGCAAGACCTACGCAAGATTG